TTGAAGCAGCAGAAGCCGAGCTTGAAGCAGAGCTTGCGCTAGTTGCCGCGTTAGTCGCCTGTGTTGTGGCAAGCGTTACTTGAGCCGCTGCAAGCGTCACTTGAGCTGCGCCGTTGGTTGTGGCCGCAGTGGCGCTATTAGCCGCATTGGTTGCTGAAGTTGCAGCAGCCGTTGCGCTATTTGCTGCATTGGTCGCGCTGGTGGCCGCCGCGCTAGCATTAGACGCAGCATTGTTGATGCTGCTGATATTGGCCGCAGCGGTATTTACCGACGCGATATTAGTGCCAACGCTATTCACATTTGAAATGTTGCTAGCAACGGTGTTGACGTTAGTGATGTTTGAGGCGACCGTCTGAACGTTTGCTGCGTTTGCTGCTACAGATTCCACGCTGGCGACCGTCGGACCCATTTCAGGCGAACCTGTTGTAGCGTTAAACGCCAACACTTTCCCCAATCGGTTGGCCGCGACGGGAAGAACGGTGGACACGGAGCCAGTGTCGCTGGTCGGGATCTGAATGGCCTTTGCGCCTTTGTCTCGCAATTGCTGGATCATGGCGACCACCTTTGACAAGAAGGTGTTGAGAGCGCCGATCTGGAACGGGCCGGTCGTGGGCAATTCAGTCGTGCGCGAGTAGGGCACTTCGCGGACAATCGCGATGGCGTCCCCAGCCGACGCGCCGGTGGTCAAAGTGACTTGGAGGCCGCTGTTTGACCCGGCATTTTGAACGGTGTAATTGGTGCTGAGGGTCAGCAGCGTGGCGTTTTTGTAAACTTTGAGGTCGCTTGCGTCAAAGCAGACAAAGGACAGAGTGAAAACCGTCTGACCAGAGGTTGCTACATAGTCAGCGCGCGCGGAAACATCGTTGATTGTAATGCCCATGACTGGCCTCCTAGTCCCTTTTTTGGGGCCATAGGCCAGTCGGACAATGCACTTGTTAGAAGCGGTTGTAGCCCCAAACTGCCGCGTCCTGCACCCCTTTGAAAAGGCCAGATGTGTAGGGCAGGGTGTTCAATGGCAGCGACCGGCGAATGAAAGACGCCCTCTGATCTTGAGACAAATACGGGTCCGTAAAAGCGTCATAAAGACGGACGGCCTGACTGCCCACAGCGCCAAACGGAGTGGTCATGAAGTCTCGGTCTGGGTGACTGGATTTGAACGGCGGGTCCAAGCCCAACATGGGCCGAGCGCCAAACTTGCCGCCGGAGCCAAATTCAATCAGCTTGTTCAAATCCGAAAACTGGGCAAGCAAGCCGGAGTTTTCGATGGCCGTCAGCATCCGCTCTTCAGCCGACATTTTGTCCCACGCGGCGTCGGTGGACTTGAGCCAAGAAGACAGATAGCCCATGCCAGCCAGCGCCACCATGCCGGACATGACGCCCGCGTCGCGGCCTTGAAGAGCCGACAGCAGCACCTTGTTGTTGGCGGCGATGCCCCATGACATGAACTGGAAGGGAAGCTTCAAGGCGGCGACGTCCCTGCGAGATCCGTCTTTGCCAAACAGGAAGCCTTGCTGCAATGCGGTCTTGTCCATCGGGCCGGGCGTCACCACAGAACGACGGACTTCGTAGCCCACCGCTGTGGCAAATTTTGTGGCAAGCTCCTGATCTTCCCATTTGCCCAGATTTGGCAGGTTCAAATACTGAGCCTTTTCAATCGGCATTTGCAGGATCAATTTGGCGGTTTCCGCGTTGATGCCATAGGCCGCCAGATTGTCGGTCAATTGCTTGGTCGCGTTGCCGCTCGCCAGCATTTGAATGTCTTCAATCATAAAATGTGAAGACATGACCATCGTATAGTTCTTCAGCATGTCAGTGATGTGCGCCAAACCGTTCATCACAAAATATGCGCCCTGCGCAAAATTGTTGAAGCCGCTGACCTTGCCGTCCCAAAACCGCGCCAGATCGGTCTGAGTCGCCCGACGCGGGCCGTGATCGCCAAAAAAGCTTGCAGTCTGCAAACCATGGGCGACGTCCAAACCTTCGTTCACATGGTTCTTCAGATCGCCCAAAATGACCTTCATGTTCTCCCAATTGCCCAACATCCCTTTAATGGTGAAATCAAACGTGCGCATGAAGCCATGCACCATCATTGGACGAGCGGCTTCCACGACGGCGCTTTTCACAACGCCGCCCATCAAAGCCATGTTGGTGTAATTGATCGCCGTATCTACGGCTACGCGGTCCATCGTCAACGGCATTCCTGCGCCCATGCGGGCCTGAGCCGTCCGCATGAGGACGTCAAAGTCCCGGTCCCATCCACGTTTGGCGTTGGCAAACTCCTGAACGGAGCCTTTCCATTCTTTTGCCGCCTGAATGTAAACGTCGTGAATGGCGTCTTTGGCAAGCGGATCGCCCTTGAACATGCGGCTGTATTCAATGCCAATGCCGCCGCGCTGTGAGTAATCATGGATCAGCTGCGACACGTTGGTCTCGACAAAATCCTTGATTTCGCTGCCGCTGATGGACAGCTGGCGGTTCTTGTTGTGCGACCAGCCAAGCTTTTCGCTCACCGCTTTCAGCTCGTCATCGTCTTTGGTGATCAAAGACTCGATGAACTTCTGCGCGGAATACTCCGGCGTCTTCCAGCGCATTTCTTCTGGATGCGCGATGAAATGCTTGACGAGGATCTGGTTCAACAGCTTGTCGCCGTTCTGATCGTCGATGACCTTTTCAATGTTCCAGCGATGCGGAAGGTATTTGGCTTCGTTCGACGGGCCAGCGAACTTGATTTCGCCGCGCATCAATTGACCAAGAATGTCCTGCGTCTCGCTGTGCAGAGCTTTGATCTCAGGGCTGCGGCGCTCCGCCACTTGCTGAAGACGCTCCAAAGCAGCCGTCAATTCAGGCGCATCTTTAAGAAACTGGTCAAGCGTGATTCCGCTGGTCTTCCAGTTGCGTCCAAAGAAGCTTTCAATCTCCGCTGCCGTGCCTTCGCGGCCTGACACCGTGCGGTAAAGATTGCGCCATTCGTCGGCCACGCCCGAGAAAATGCGCTCAATCGCCGTAGTCGGCGCGCGGTTCGTGGTCAACCACGACACGCCCTGTTCGGCAAACCACTCAACGAACTCGTTGCGGTAATCCATCCACGACTTGCGGATCGCCGCCTGTCCGCGATCACCTTCCTGATTGAGCAAAGAGCTGTTGTCGAACTGGTAAAGGCTTTTGTTGCCGCGACCAGCCATAGCTTTGCGGTATTCTTGCGTGATTAAGTTTTGCTCAGACTGAGGCAAATGCTGAAAGATGTTGAAATCAACGGCGTGGCTGAATTCGTGCAGGAACGTGACCAAAGCCTCCGCCGGTTTGAGATGATCGCTGATGATCATTTCTCCGCCGCGCGACACGGCGTCCGTATAGTGCATTTCGCCAAAGAGACTGACTTTGCCCGGCCCTTGCGAGCCCATCCACACCTTGACTTCAGGCATGTCAAAATGCCCGGCCAGAATGTTGGCAAGTTGCTGAAGCTGCTCAAGATGCGCGGGAACCGCTTTGGCTCCGACGGCTTGGTCGGCCCGACGCAATCCGTGCTGATCGTAAGCGCTAGACCAACTGGACAAGGAATAGGCGGCGTTCGGATCAACCTTGCCGCCTTCGACGGTGCTGATCACAGGCGTAATTTCTGGGCGCGTCAAATCATCCAGAAGCTTGTGCTGTTCGGCGCTTAACTCCTCGCCGGTCGCCAACCGCAGTTGAAGCTCGTCGGCCAGCTCACGACGCACAATCCTGTCCGCTTCCGCCGTATGGGCAAGGACATCAAAATCCATCTGAGCCGCTGCCGAGTCAGACCGCATACGCTCAAGGTTGCGGTCCACAATAGCGGCAAGCTCGCCGTCCGTCGCGACCTTGTCGTAGTCAATCCGCTTTACACGCACGATCAGGTCTTGCAGCGCGCGGTTGGTCATGGCGTATTCCGCCAACTCCGACTGCGATGGATTTGGCAAGTTCTCCAATTGACGACGGCGGTTGGTCAGGCGGCTCAAACGGTCTTTCCAATCAAGCGCCTGACGACGCATGAATTCGTCCGTCTTGATCCATCCGGCGTGAACGGCTTCGACGCGCGCTTGGCTGAAGAAACGGTCCACGACCGGCAGCGCCTCGTTGATCGCAGCCTTCATTTCGGAGGACAGCTCTTTGCCAGCCACCATGTCGGGGACTTTGCCGCTGGTGCGCGCCTCAAACAACGCCTCATTGAACTCAGCAAACGACACGTTTGGATTGTCTTTGCGCAGGACTTTCTTGGTTGCGTCCGCCGTCCTTTGAATGACCGCGCCGACGTTCAACCCAACAACGTTCAACGACTGGCCGCCAAAGATGGCTTTGGCCCAAATGTTTTCAATTTCGCTGTAGGTTCCTTTTGCCAAAGCCACCCAACGTTGCGAGCGCATGAAGGCGGAGGGCATGGTTTCCAAACCCTGCTTGTTGCCTTTGGTCATGAACCCGCCGTCAAAGCCGATGGCTTGCGCAAGATCGCCGATGGCCTGAACGCCGCTGCCGACGAGGCGCATGCCTTCGTTGGCGACTTCAGCAATCTTTTCCAATCCAAACGCAGGAGCCACGCCAGCGCCGCCTTCCGCCGTGGGGCGCACCTCAAACTGCGCGTTCGGCAAGATGCGGCTGGTTTCTTGAGCCGCTGCGGTTTCGCCTTCCTGCACAATCCTTGGCGCGACGCTCTCGGCCGCATTGACGGACTCGTTGGCCGCTTTAGGCTCTCCAGTGACGGGATGAGGCGTTCCCGCTGGCGTCTTTGTTTCTAGGGGAATCGCGCCAAGTTTGGCGTCTTGATGCTGCATGTCTTTGACAAACTGATTTGCCATGTCGCCCGAGGCTTTAGCGCCGCTGCGGCCCAACACGCCGCCGATCATCGTGCCAAAGAACGCGGCGTATTTCATTTTCGCCAGTTCTTCGTCAATGTTGGCGGTCGGATCGACCTGCATTTGCAACGCGCTTTCGCCAGCCTGAAGCGCCAAGACAGAGACGCCGGTCTTTATCGCGCCGCGCACAAAGCCGGATCCAGCGACGCCGGGCAGGGGAATGAAGTTGACCGGATCCATGGCCGCAGCAGCGAGGCCCGTCCAGAAATTGCCGCTCTGGTCTTCCGTTTTGCGCAGTTCGGTGTTCTGAATGATGCGGTCTTTGATCGCGGCGGTCTGAGCGGGCGAACGCGAATTGGTGAACCATTCGACGTATTGACTCATGCCTTTGATCTGCTCGTCATCAAAAGGGTTGTATCCCTCTTGCGATGGATGGAGGGCCTCATTGCCATGCTGATAGGCTTGAACCATTGGATGCAGACGCATGGCCGCGTCGATGGCCCAGCCGCGCCCCTTGACCGGCTCACTTGGTTGAATGGCAGGAAGCTGCGCAAGGGGAGCGTATTCAAAATCATCCATTGTTCAACCAATCCGTGACAGGGTTACGGAACCAAGCTGGCGTTCCCGGCAGCGAAGACGAGCTTTTGTTCTGTCCCCAAGCAGCCGGTTTATCGCGGAAATCAACGTGAAGTGAATCGGAATTAGGGTAATAGCCAATTCCGCCCACGCGCTCGTCTTGCAAAACGCGTTGAACCAAACGCGCCTTTTCAGCGGCGGACATGTCGCGCAAAGCAAAATCGCTTGCATTGCCATGGGTATGCTCGCTTGTTGACTTAGTTTGGCCGCCCGGATGACGGAAGCCCGAGGTCATGCGCAGCTGCGGAAACTCGTCGAGCAGCGTCTTTGAAAAATCAACCAGTTCAGGAACCATCTTTGCAATGTTGACGGTGCGGTCGATGCGAGCCTCCACATTGCTGGTGAAATTCCGTGCGGAGCCGGTCGCACGTTCAGGAACCTGAATGTCGTCGAGGCGCTGAATGCCGTCGTTGACGCCGCCCATCACAGTCGGCTGGACGCTGGACGCCCTGAACCTTTCAGGCGACGGACCTTGCTGGCGAGACGTTGGAACGATGACGTCCTCCGGCTTCAACGGCATGTATTCGAGCGGCTTCTGCTCTGCGGGCTTGACTTCGAGGGTTGGCGCAAGCGGAATCGACGGCGCGCCTAGTCCAGCCAGCTCGTCCTGACGCCTCATGAAGTCGATGTTGGCGTCGCGTTGAGCCCGAGCGTTCTCTTCGCGAATGGACAGGATGTGGTTCTCCTGCATCTTGGCCGCGTTCTTGAAATTCACCTGAACGTTCTGACCTTTTTCATCAACGATAGGCGTGGCTCCGCCTTGAACGTCGATGTAGAAAATCTGACTCGTTCCATTCGCTTGCGGGACCAATTTGATGTTGCCGCTTTTCTTGTAGAAAGCGTCGCCGCTTGGATCAAAATAGGCGTCGTCAGGAATGGCTTTGCCGCCCGGCAAAAAGAATTTGTTGGGCAACGGCTTAAACGGTTCAGTTGCTTGCATGGGCAATCCAGTGGAAGGATCGCGCATGATGCTGGCTTCATATTCTTGACGCGCGGTGCGGTTGGGATTGACGATGCTGTTGATCACATTTGCGGTGTAATCGCGCGAAGGTTTGCCGTCCGTTCCAATGATGGTTGGCGTGGCGACTTCACGGCGCACCCAACCTTGCAGCGACGTTGTGTCTTGAACCCAGTTTTGCTTGAAACGCTCGACGGCGATCTTTGCAGCCGCCTCTGGCTTGAGATTGTATTGCAGCATGGTTTCTGCGGTCCACAGCATTTCGCGCTGAGGGCCGTTGGGCGCGTCTGAAAGATCGGCCCACTTGGCTCCTGACGGAAGATTGGCGTCAAAGAGCTTGTGAACGTCCTGCATGGTTTTGCTGGAGTCGTTGGCGCTTTCCTTCAGCTTTTTCAGCATGTGGCCGCCCCGTTCGCTCTCCGCGATTGGAACGCTGTTCTTGAGGTTCTCGCGCGCTTGACGGGCAGCAGCGTCAACAGAGCCGCCGGGCGACGTGCGCGCCATGCCGTAATGCTCAAGGAACGCAATGTCTTCGTTGGGCACAGAACGCAATCCAATGGACGCCGTGCTGCCGGAATTGCCAATGGCTTCGCTGTGCTTCAGCTGATTGTAAAGCGCATAGGAGGTTTCAATGGCTTGCGGATCTTTGGAGGCCACGCCGGTGAACAGCGTCTTGGCGGTCGCTTCTGGGTAGAAGCCGAACTGCTGAAACACTTTTTGCGCGCCGGACGGGCTGTAAATCGACTCGCCTTTTTCAGCGTTCAGATTGCGCTTGGCCCATTCGTTGACCATCTGCGCCTGAACTTCCGGCGATGCCGACGACGCGCCGCGATAGCCGTCATTAACGTAGGGGCTGACAAACTTCTGATAGGTGGCTTCCGTCTTTGCCGCATCGGTCAAGGACGACCAAGTGTTCTTCATCTGCTGAAGTTGAGCGATTAGCGCTTGCCGCTGCTTCAAATTGGGGATGTTGTCGTTGACCCATTTGGAATCGACGCCCATGGCCGAGCCAGATTTGTCAAACCCCTGCAAGACGCGGATCAAATTGTCCACGTTGCCTTCAAATGAAAGCCCGTCCTTGCCAGCGTCGCGCACGACCTGAACGAGTTTGGCGCTTGCCAGCACCGACTTCTCTTCCAAGTCCTGAACTTCACGGGTGTAAAGACCGCCGTGATTTGCCGTGATGAGGTCAGCGCGCCTCCGCGCTTCGGCCAAAAGGGAGTTGCCAACGTCAACTTCTCCATTGGAAAGAGCGTTGCGCGCTTGCTCAAGCAGATTGTCACGGGCCACTTCCGTGGCTTTGATGGCGCTTTCGCGGTCGCGATAAGCGTTGTTCAAGGCGACATTGCCCTGACGCATGGCGACTTCGCGCGTCAGACCAGCTTGAACGCGACCGGCGATGCCGGGCGGAAGCGTCTTCATCACGCCTTCGACGTGCGCTTGCATCAATGCCGTGGCGCGGCCAGCGTCGTTGAGATTGCGCGGATCGGACTGGATGCGGTTCAATTCAAGCTGGGCGTCCTGAAGAACGACGTCGGCATAGCGCGTATCCAGCAGCTCATTATACATTTTGGCTGCGCCCGGACCATAGGTCGGCGGGACAGGCGGGCGAATGAACTGCCCGTTTTCATCTTTGGTGAGCGGAGCTTTGTTGACTTCCGTGCGGACGGTTTCAGACGCTTCAGTTTGCTGAAGCAACGCGCCATAGTTTTCAATGGAGTCGCCAAGAGTTTTTGCGCCTTTGGCGACAGCCGCCCCAACGTCAGGCAGATCAGTCTTGAAGCCCCTGATGAGAGTGCCGCTGGGCTGAACGCCAATCTTCTGTTCGTCAAAAGTGACAGCCATTTAACCCTCATCTCGTCTTGTAATAGCTATAATCGCCAAAGCCTTTGACCAAAGATCCGCCAGCCGACATAATGCCGGACGCCCAAGCGCCTGTGCCTGTGAATGCGGCTTTGGCCGTCGCAAACTGCCCTTCGGCTTTGTTGACCGTGATCTGCTGCGCGATGCGATTGACTTGATCGGCCGAGTTCAAGCGCAGCGTGGCAATGTCCTGACGCGCCTGACGGTCGTTGTATTTTTGAGCGCCTTCAAGGTAAGACGTGTTTTCGCTGACGCCAGACGCAGCGATAGAAGCTTCGTTGACCGCGCGCAGACGGCGCTCCTGCTCAAGGCGCGCACCTTCGATCTGCTGCGCTTTGAGCATGGTCATGTCTTGCTCGTCTTTGAGCTGCTGGTTTTGCACGTCCAGCTGATAATTTTTCCATGCGGCTTCGCTTTCGGCTGCTGCCGATGTTGACGCAGCGCCGACAAGAGCGCCGCCCGCAGACATAGCCGAACCAATTGCGATCATCGTCGCGACTTCAAGACCAAAACACATCAGCCCACCACCTTGTAACGCATTGCCAAAATACGAACGGGCAGGGGTTCTTCCTGAGTAATGGTCACAGTCGGTTGACGAGAGTAACCGCTCAGATTGAACTTGTAGACACCGTTTGCCCGCGACGGCGCAGCTTCAATGTTGTCCACCACGTCGCGCAAAATGAGGGTTTGCCCCGCCAGTTTGAGCGAAAGGCTGCTTTCAACCCAGACCAAAACCTGCGCGATGCGCTGAAGGTCGCCTAGTTGCGATCCTTGCGGCAGCTGCAAATGCGGCGGCATTGTCTCAAGATTTGTGTCGTAGCTGTAACCAACCGTGATCGTGGTCACGGCGTCGGACAATGTGATCTGATTTGAGCTGTTGGGCGTGAACGCGCCCATGTAGAAATCGCCGGAGATGACGGCGATGGATTTGCCCTGATAGCAGGAGTTCACGGTCCATGTGCTTTGCGCCGTGCCGCTGCTGTAGGTCTCCGCGCAATCCAGCGACAAGGAGTCGTCCGCTTCCAGCTGCTCAAGGTAATAGCCGCCTTCGCGGTAGCAAACCATGTAGAGCGAGTTTCCAAGGCCGCAGACGGAGTAGACGCTATGTCCTGTCTTTAAGCTCCAAGGCGTCCAGCCAGCCAGCTTTTCCGAACGGGCGGAATGGAACACGGCCAATGTGCCGTCGGTCTTGACGATGACGGCGTATTGTTCGCCGCGTTGCGTCGTTCCCTTGATGACGGACATTTCCTTGGGGCCGATGATGAGATGACCGGCCACGAAAGAAATGTTGGTGGAGTTGTAGGACGAATCGGAATCCGTATACAGGAACTCGCGCACCGTCCGCAGATTGGCCTGAACAAACAACGTTGCGCCGTCAAAGGGCGCGGGACGCACGGCGGACGATCCGTAAGGCGTCTGACGCACAACCACAAAGTTGCCCGGCGTGAGGGTCTGCTGCGTCGTTTGACGCGGACAGAAGAACTCGCCAGCGCCGGTGAAGATCTGAAGATGGCGGTTGGACACCATGTGGCGGATGGCGGAGCCCTGATCCGAGCCGATGCTGGCCTGAATGGATTCGTTCTCCAATCCGTCCTTGATGGAGAAATTGTAGAAGCGGTTGATCCAAGACGACCAGACGCCAGCTGGTTTGCTGTTGGAGCCGCCGAACCAAAGGCGCTGCTCATGGAACGTGACCGCTCTGGGCCAGCCGCGCACCGTGGAAAACGCCTGTTCGTCCCAATAGCGGGTGGCGATGCCGGATGGTTGGAATTTCACGTTTGGACCGCCGCCGTCAACCGCGCCGGATGCGGTTGTCGTGACGTTGAACGTGTAAAGGTCGTCATCGACAACCGTGATTGTTTTGGTCGTGTTGAGTTCGGTCGCGGCGATTGTGTTGCCGCCCGACGCCGTCAGGATTGCGTTCGCGCCGGAGATCGAAATGGTCGCGCCCGTCGTCAATCCATGCGCCACATGGGTCACTTCAATCAAAGTGCTGTTGGTTTTGGTGCGAAACGGATTGGTGTCGTAGGTTCCTTGAATGGTTCCCTGCACCGTGCCGGTGACCACGGTCGAGCTGGTATAGGCCGTGATCAGAACTTCGATGGTGTAAAGGCGGAAGCGGGTTCCCACATGGCTGGATGTGAACAGCGCAGAGGAAGCCGTCAGCGTGATGGAGCCCGACACGCCAGACGGCGTTACCGTCACGGACGAATCCACGAATTTGTCGTAGGGCTGGAACAGCTGATTGGTGCTGGTGGACGATTCAAACGAAAACGTTGAGACGGTCCAGCTCAACGAAGACACGCGCTTGATGACTTGCGTCTGATAATTTGGATGGCAGATGATGACCACGTCGCCCAGCTGCGCGTAGGTCAGGTCGAACAGATCGGCCAAAAGCCAAGGCGTCGTCAAGGTGGCGACGAGCGTTCCGTCCGTGCCGTAGATGCGCGTCTGGCTGTCCTGCACCCCGATGAGGTAGCGGTTGGCGACGTCGTAGTCGAATTGAATGATGCGCGTGGGGCCACTCAAAACGGCTTTGCGCCATGTGCCAGCCCGACGCATTGTGCCGCCGGTCGCCAGCAATTGATAGTTCTTGAGCGATTTTGCGCCGTTGGCGTATGCCGCCGTGTCGGCTCGGCCCAGCATCTTTGGGTCAAGCTCTCCAGACGCAAAATTCGTTTGAAGGATGTTTAGTTTAGCCATTGCTCGATCCCGTCAGGTAGCCGCGACGGACCTTCCTGAAGCGATCTGTCTTGATCTTTTTGGTGGTCACGCCCTGCGCGTCGAGGTTTTTGGCAAGGCCAAATTGACGGAGCGAACGTTTTTCAAATCGTTCGGCAAGGTCTTCGCGGTCGCCAACGGGCGTCGAAAGAAGGCTCGCCAGTTCATAGACAACGAGGCTGATGAAATAGCCCGGCCATTTTGATTCGTCGTTTTGAATGACGTATTCGGCGTAAACTTGATCCGTGCTTTGCGCGTTGCAAACCACCTTGTCTTCAAGCCGGTCATATTCAATTGGCTCATCGTTGACCGTCACGGTCTCAAGAACTTTGAGGTCAGACGGCAATTGATAGGCTGCGTCCCAACGAGCGTCCGGCGCGTCGGCGAGACGCGACAGCTGAATTTGAACGTGGGCAAACCGCCAGCGATAGCGGCTGATCAGGTCTTCGATGACGCCGGGATAAATTTCAGAAGCGCTTTCCGATTCGGTCGTGCCGTCGGTCAGCGAGCTGATGCGGTCAGCTCCAAGGAGAACAAGTGCCCGGTTGATGATGTCAATCTGCGATGCCATGTTCCCTCGCACTTAAAAACGAGAGGGTAAAGGTGGCGGTCAAAGCCAACTCACCCTCTCGCCTATCCCCCAACCCCCGAGGGAGATTAGGAAGCCGTCACGCCTTCCAGCGCAGACGTCGTAACCGTTGCAGCGCCCGTCGCAGAAGTGACGAAGACGTTGTCAAAAGTTGCCGTGCCGCCGGTTGTGGCGATCACCATGATAATGTCGAACTGGCGGAGCCAATCCGTCACACCATTGAAATAACCCGACGCCGTCACGGTGGAGATGGAGTCGGCTGTTTCGTAAGTGAAGACCTGCTTTGAAGCGCCAGCCATCTTTACGAGTTTGGTAGAGTCGAGAGCCATAGTTTTTGATCCTCTGTTTCAGGTGAAATGGGAGCTTACGATTACTCGTAAGCTTCCACGCGATACACGCCAGCCGTGTCGATGAGGACCGAGCCTTGGCTCATGTTGGCATTGTAGAAATACGCCGCCTTCTCAGGGATCCAATCCCACTGCGTCGTCACTTCCTGACCTGAGGCAAAGCCCAGAGCCGTGCGGTGATAAGCAAGCGATGTGCGGATGTTGCCGGTCTTGCCGAGGCCAGAGTGGGTATACCACATGAAGCCCATCCAACGCTTTGCGATCATGCCGCCCTTGTAGGGAAGCTCGTCGTAGCCAACGTAGTCGGCGTCCGAGAACGCCACGACGCTGAGGAGGTCGGTCCACTGCGCAGGAGCGATGACCCAGTAACGCTCGCCGTCATCGGGAATGTCGCCATTGCCGAAGTTGTTGAAGATCGTGTTGATCTTGGCTTGCGTCAGACGGCCCGTCGAAGCTTCGGTGACGGCGTTTGAAGTTGTCGTCGCGGCCGAAATCAGAAGATCGTCGGTCTTACGACCAAGCGCGCCAGCGGCGGAAGCGACGACAGCGCCGCGTTCGTCATGCTGGATCTTCAGTTCATCGAGCTTATCGACGTAGTCAGCGGCATAATAGTCAGCCAGAGTGCAGGTGACGTTGGTGTGGTTCAGCGACATTGTCGGAACCATACCGTGACGCGACTTCTGCGCTGCAGTGCCTTTGCCGATGATCTGGAAGGTGGTGTCCTTTGCCGCGACATTGGACTTTGCGCGAACGGTGTTGCGCATCTTAGTGCCCATACGCTGATAGGCGAGATGGACTTCGCTTTCGAACTGCTTGACGAATGCGGTATCAATTGACTGGGACATAGGTGATTTCCCTTAGTGTTCCGATTGGGTTCACGAAGGTTATCCGCCAGACACAGTCTTATCGAAGTTGTCCTCTCGGGCTTCAAGACGGTTCGCGGGCCTTGCTTGGGTGAAGAAGCCAGCCAAAAAGCGTTGCAACAATGCACACGTTTACAACAAACGAGTGTATAAAATGCCGGATTGCTGGAACCCAAGCTTTTTGTAAAAGCGGTCGGCTTCTTCAGGGTTGATGCCTGTTGAGACGCCGAAGCGCAATTGCTTGGCTCCGGCGTTTTTGCAGAAGGTCATCGCCGCCAGCATGAGCCGATAGGCTGCGGACGATCCCCGAAATTCGGGACGGATGTATAGGAGATAGTCAAAGCCGAATTTGTCGTGGCTAAAAAAGAACTCAGCCACGCCGCCGACGAAAGCTCCAATGATCCCTTTGTCGTTTTCCGCGACAAAGCAATAGTGGTTGAGGGACGTTAAGACCAAAGCCTCAAGTTGCCTGACGCGATCTGGATTAAACTCGAATTGAGCAAAATCGCTTTCATAGTGCATATACGCGCCAAGCAACAAAAGGCTGGGATAATCCCGCTCCTCGTAGCTCCGAATCCTCATTGACGATATTTCTTCGCAAAGAACTTCTCGACACGAGCCACCACCGCAGGATCACGGTCGGCTGGATGCCAATAAGCCTTCGAGTCCATGAGGGCTTTGATCGACTTTTCGTCGTCTTCGGGCGAAGCGCCAGCGTCGCCGGTGTTGACGTCGATGCTGTTGCCAGCCGCCTTCATCACACGCTCAAGCGCTTTGATGCCGTCAGCTGTAGCTCCAAGCTGCTGGATGGCCGCAAATTCCTGCGGATCGGTGAAAGTTGCGTTGGCCCAAGCGTTTACGCGCTCAAGGCGCGCATTGGCGTTTTCGCCCAGTTTGGCGACTTCGTCCTGAACCTTTGGCATATTGGCGGTCAAAGCGGTGACATACTGCTCGACGCCAGCCTTGAATTCGTCGTTGGACAGGCCGCGCTTGTAAGCCTGTTCGCGCCACCAGCCGACTAGCGGATGAGCGGCGAGCGCGTCGTGATCCACATTGCCGCTTTCAAACTTGGGCAATTCGTATTTGTCCGACGCTTCAGGACGGTCTTTCAGGACGGCTGCGGCCCATTCCTCTTCCTTCTTGCCGCGCCAGCCTTCCAGCTCGGTGTAGGATTTGGCAAGGTCTTCCGGCGACCTAAACTTTTCAGGCAGCCAAGCAGGGCGGTCACCGGCTGGCGCTGCGGGCGCAGCGTCGCCAATCATGGAGTTGATCGCGCCTTTGGACTTGGGAGTTTCTGTTGCAGCCGCCGTGTTGGTGGTCTCAGAGGTCTGGCTCTGGGTCGTCGTAGAGTCCTTGCTCTGGTCGGACGCGGCTGGGGCGTTTGTTGCTTCGGTCATTTGGGGGGTTCTCGGCTAAATGAATGCGGGCCTGAATGAGATAGACGAGAAAGCGCTGGCCCTCACGATGGCGCAATTCGTCGTTTGAAATGGCGGGACCGCCCGCCGTTTCGATGGTGATCCGGCGCAGATGCGCCAAAACTTCACGGCCAGCTTGGCTTGTGAACATGGCGTGGAAGAGCGTGTTGAGGCGTTCTTCTTCTGCGATGGGGCGATTGACCCCGTCAGGCCCTTGACGGGCTGGCACTGGCGGCATCGGGCGGGGGCTCCTGCTGCATTTGTGGGTTAGGGTTTTGCTGCTGCATGGCTTGCTGCATCATCTGCATCAGCTTGGCGCGTTCCGCATCCGAGCGTAAAAGCTGCTGGGGGATCCCAAGCTTCTCGCCCATGTAGGCGGCGGCTTCTTCGCTTTTGATCAGCACGTTGGTCATCTGCGGGCCAAACATCTGTCCGATGGTCTGGACATAACCGGCAACGGTCGTCACGTCCTGATGCTTTTGCGCTTGCGCGAGAGGGGACGTTGCGCGGATCCGAACTTGACGACCGTTTACTGCGGGCAGCTTGATGCGGCCCTGCTTCTTCAAAATCCAGATGACCCGGCGGATGACCGGCTCAATCATTTCGGTTTGAAGGCGGCCAAAGGCGCTGCCAATCTGACGGGACAAATCAGCCATGCGGGTGGAAACCTCGGTGGCCGACATGGGTGTTTTGTCGGGATTGCCCAACATATCGTTGTAGAGGGCGCGCTTGATGTTGGCGCGCATGTCGCCAAGCACCAGCTGCGCGACGTCAAAGCTCCCGGCGCTCGCCAAGGAGCGCATCTGGCTCCCGGGCGCAATTGGAATGATCGTGCCGGGCAGAAGCTCGATGTTGTCCACGTTGATGACGCCGTCGTCTTCGGCGGTATAAATGCCCGCAATCGCCATTTCGGCGTTCTCAAGGATTAGTTCAACCGTCAGGTTGCAAGTCTTGATGGCGGGCATGGCGTGAAGCAGCGGGCCGCGACCCCATGCTTCGCCCGCCATCTTGGCCCAGCGGAACACGATGAAAGGGTTTGAGCCGATGCCGGTGTAGTGCTGGGTGACCAAAGCCTCCTTGGAGGCGCGGTCGATGACGAGGAAGCACCATGTTTCGTCGGTTTCGTCCCAGTCGCGCATGGCGACTTCGAGCAAATCAATGAAGGCGTCGTCGTTCTGGTCAAGCTTGCCAGCAAGATCTTTGGTCAAGCGCGCCTTGGGATAGCGCTGCCTGATCTGCGAAATCCGAAGACGGCGTTCGCGGGCAATGTAGTCCACTGAATCGTCGGGGCCGACGTCGATGTAGACCTGCGCTAGCGGGAGAGCTGTGAAGCGAATAGGGTGCAGGACGTCGTCACCTTCGTCCACATGCAACGTGCCTGTTCCAACGGCCAAGTCCAAGAAAGTTTCAGCCACTTCTTGAGCGAAGTTGGAGCTGTTGATGACGTCGAAGACATAGTCCGTCACTTTCTGAAGGGCGGCGTTGACCTCTGGACGGTCCTTTTCGTCGATCTCGGATCCGCCTTCCAGCTCTGTCCAACGCGCATAGTTGGGGCAGATGCCCGCCTGAAGTCGGCTGGCAAACTCCTGAACGCCGACGACCGCCGTCTCGTCAAAGATTTTGTTGGTGCGACGCTGGGCGTTGGCCTGAAGGAAGACGCTTTCTTTGCCCGGCAACGCAAACTCATAACATTCCTCAAACATGGAAAGCCAAGGCTGCTTGAGTTGGCTCGCGCGGGTGAAGCGCGCAATGGCGACGCCAAGCTCTTTGGTTTCGCCGCGCTCGAGTGGAATGGGTGCTGACGGAAGAATGATTGTCATTTGCTAGCCGGGGTCAGGAAGCCAGCAGTGTTGCTGCCAAGCAAGGAACGAGTTCCATAGAAGCCATAGGCTTTGGCGCGGGACGTGTCTGTCTGCGCATCTTTCTCAGACGCCATCTTCGCCGCGTTCTGTTCAAACTGCGCTTGCTTCTGCGCTTCAATGGCAGGGTCGGGCGCAGGGACAGGCGGTGGTTTTGGAGCGGAAAAACACATAGCAAACTCCGTCGTTATGACACGGATGACCTACCAAACAGGGGCGTTACAATGCACTTGTCAGCCGCCGCCGGGGTTTGCGGGCTAAAACGTCGTAGTTTCCTTTGGCGTTGACGGGCCGCTGCGCTCCAACGCCGATGGTCAAGGAGCGGGATTCGCCGCCGCCGCACAGGGCGTATTGCAAGGCGTCATGCGGATGAGAGAACTTATTCTTGTTGGGGCTCATGTCGTAGCGTTCAGCGCCCGACACCTGCATCCGCCGGTAATGATAGCCGCCGCCAAAGCCTTTCCGCAGCGTCACGCAACGTGGGTCGAGCAGCAGTCCCGGTTCCTTGTCGATCATGCGAGTGAGGGGATTTGCCACCGCTTCAATCCGCAATGCGACGTCGTTTGTGGGCGCTGCCCGAGCTGTGATCCCCGCTGTCCTGAGAACCTGAAAGGGTGTGCGTTCGTCGGTCTGAGCGCGGTAGTCGCCAGCCGGATCGCCCCAGACTTGGAACTGAAAGCCGGGAAATTGAATGGCGCACTCCGCCCGCAGCAGCTCGGCGAAGCGCACGATGCCCATGTCGGTCGCGACCAGCTCGCGCAGAATGAGCCACCGATGGCGGATGCGCTGACAAAAAATGGCCGACGGCGTCAGACCAAAGTCCACGCCGATGATGATGGGCAGATTGGGGACAGGCTGAATTGGCTCCATCGCCACATGAACAGCCTCGTCAAAGTCAGGATAGACGGGCTTGCCGTCCGACAGCGACGCCAATTTGTTGAGAACGTAGACGGCAATCCAGTCCTTCGACTTGCCCTGAATGATCCGGGGATAATAGTCCGGCGTAATGTTCTTCAGGTTTTCCGCTTCGGGATTGAGCTTGTAGCCGGTGACTTCACGGCCTTCGCCCATGATCGGAACCATGCCGCCGGGCTGATTGAAGAACTTCCAAGTGTCGGGCTTGACCAGCATGAGGGCTTCCTCACGGCTGATGTGATCGGGCAGGGGGGCTTCGCCCGCCATGATCGGCCACCAATGGTCATCGTCTGGCGCATTGGTGTCAGCGATCACGCCATACCAGCTGGGTCCGCCGTCCTTCATGGAGGGGAAACGGCCCACGCGCATGGTGCAAGCGTCGATGATGGACTTCGGCAGCTCGCGCGCTTCGTTCACCCAGACGCCGGTCAACTCAAGCGACAGCAGTTTCTTGACGTCTTCCGGCCGATCAAGGGCCAGAAACAGCACTTCAAGCTCCATGTCGCCCTTCTTCAGGGTGTGGGTGTATGGCGGCGGGTGCATGATGATTGGTCCCCACACTTCTTCGGGAAACCATTGCAGCCAAGTCTGCATGGTCGTCGTGCGCAGCATGGGGTAGGAGTTTCGCACGATGGCCCAGCGAGATCTTCGGATCCCATCTGGTCCCGGCTTCTGTGCCAGCGCGGCCATGAAGATGCCGACGCAACAGCAAGCGGACTTGCCAGAGCCGACCGGCCCTCGCAGTCCACGAAAGAAAGATTTGTCGAGCAGGAAGTCCTTGAGGGTCTTCCCGCCCGGCTTGTAGGAAAAGGATGTCACTTCATCTTTTTCGTTTTGGCGTTCATCTTCTTGATGAGCGAGCGGTCCTGCTTGCGGTCAGCGCCGGACTCTTCGTATTTCTTGCCGCCCTTCTTATCCATCTTCATGTCGGTGACGGACTTCTCAAACTTCTTCATGGTCATTTTTTTTCCGGCGGCCATATTACTTTCCCTTCGATTTATTGCGTTTGGAAATAGCCGCAGCCTTGGCTTTAGCGTCAGCTTTGGAGGAAGCGCCCCATGCCTTGAGAGACAGGGCCAGCCGGGTGGGCTCTCCGTTGGGTTTTTTTTCAGGGCCGGGCATGTTGCCCATGCGGGCAAGAAAGCTGGCGCGGCGCGGGTTGTCGCCGGATTTCACAGGAGGCTTGAGGTCATGCCCCTCCTTCTTGGCGGACGCACGACCTTTGGCGTTCAGCCCCCCATTGGGGTTCTTGCCTTCTTTACGCTGCCAAGCGGGGGTTTTCGCCATCAGACCAATCCTTTGTCGAGGGCTTGCTTGATGAGCTTTTCTCCGACTTCCGGCCCAAGCGCATTGATGAACTTGTCGGCCTCATAGTCGGTGATCTTCTCTTTCGGGTAATGTCGCAGGTGGACGTTCTTGACCACCTTGCGAAGGCGCTCACGGTCCAGCACAGATAACCGGCTGGACCATGTGCCTTCATCCTTGGGGGCGAGGATGAATTCAGTCATTAGCCACGGCCAGTCGTCTTCACCGACGGAGTGGCCTTGTCGCTTTTGAGGCCAGTGCCAGAATAGGTGTTGCCCGACGCGCCCAAGCCAAGGGACTTGTCAGCGCCCTTCAAAGAAGGATGACCCTTGCTGCCAGCCGAATGGCTGGTCGTGTCCAACATAACATCGCGGCTGAAACCGCCCTTACCGTTTGCCATTGCTGCGCTCCTTCTTCCGGCCACTAGGCTCGGCCTTAATATCCGGCACAACCGGAATAGGTTCAGGAGCCACAACAACATCAGGCAAGCCGCTCAATGAAATCCCTTTCATCAGCAACTTGTCCTGTGGATGCGAATACGGATGCTTGTCCATGAATACCCGTGGCTCCTCTAGCCAAAGACATTCACTTCAGGAGGAGAAAATAAAATGCACTAGTGCAGCAGCTATGCTGGGAAAATTACAGATGAGGGACGTCACACCTTTGGCCTTCGGCCTTTTTTTGACCCCCCCTCCGATTAAGACAGGTCAATGTTCACGGACAGGTCCCCCTGCAGTTGCACCTGTTTCCTGTCAACAGGCTTAAAGCCAGCACGATCAAGCCAGTCTTGAGCAGCCTGAAGCTTTACGAACTCACTCTTAGCGCTTCGCATCAACCCCGTGACTGTCTGAAGAGCGGTTGGTGCATGGCGAGCCAACTGCATCATGCACTCTTTGTGAATCTCTTGACATATCAATGGGTTCTTCATCAGCCTGTTGGCTTCGACATGCGCAGATCCTTCTGCGTAACCTGCCTCCACTGCCGCTGCTTTGCGTTGCCCGCCGTTTGCTACATAGGCATCAACGAAAGCGCTCTGCTTGACGGTCAATCCTTGTCTTACAGGCGGTGTTTCATCGACTTCGATCAGATCATTGCTCATCAGTTTTGCTCTGCATATCAGGTGTCCCCCCTGCCCCCCATTTCGGCTCAGCATAAAATGTTGTCAATGCACCGGTGTTGCGGCCAGCGTGTTGGCTGATGCGCACTGACAGATCTATTGACAGATCAGGTGACAGAGAGCGCTACGAGCAGTCAGGGCGTCTTCCGTCGCAGAGGGCGTTCTTTGGCATCCCGTTATCCTTTTAGGACACGCGGTCCATACGCCGTGGAGCCTTAACGCACCATCAGCGCCCGTCCGCGTCAACGGGCAAGCCGTTCCCCTCGGGCGACCCGCTTCGCTGGGGATCGCCCTTCGGTGACGCAACCGGATCGCAGCTGGTTGCTTGGCTCATCGGCGGATGGTCCGCCGAGTGTCAAAAGGATCTAGTTATGACAAAGAACGAAACCCTCTCAGCTCTTGAATCCGCCCTGACTGTCTTCGCTGGCGAATTTACTGATTATCAAGAAAAGATTGATCAGGACGGACAGGTCATCCAATACAACGGCATGGCCTACGTTCAACGCCGGATGCTCAACGGCGTATGCTACACGGCTGAGAAGCTGCTTGAAGAGCAGCATGATCAGCTGGTCACCGCAGGCAAGAAACTGGATCGACTGGTTCGCTCCAGCATGGGTGACGAAATCAGCACCAAGCAGGTCGAAGACCAGACCAAGTGGGTCAAGCGTCTCCAACTGCAGCTGATGACGGTGCAGGCTTGCCTCGACCATGCCAAGGCTGTGCACCAGCGCGAGCTGGGCGAAGCCTATGTGCCTTACAAGCAGCGCACCAAGACGAACGCTGTGAACACGGCGGACCAGAGCGACGCCATGCGCGAAGCACTGGCAACGCTCCAAGAGATCCGCCAGACGGCTCCCACGCCCTCAGCGATCCGCGTCCAGTAAGGACGCCTTGGCTAGGAGGGCGCAAGCTCTCCTAGCTTCTTCATTTTCAAAGGAGGTTATCATGCCTATGAGCATTCGTGATTTGATGGAAGAGCGCAACCAGCTGAAAGATCAGCAGAAATACGCAAGCAGCTACAAGATGCGCTGGCGTCTACAAGAACAGATCAATGTTCTTGATGATCTCATAGACTTTGAACTTGAGTGTTATGAAGAAGAGCGCGTCGCCGCTCTGGTTCATCTCGAAAGAACCATTCAATCGTATCAGACGATTTGAAAATCTGCGCCACTGGGTCAATCCCGATCTGGTGGCGCAACCATGCCCGCCGGAGGCGGGCTTGAGGAACCGGCTGGGGCGTTTTTCAAAAATGTCAGACCCCACCCCAAACTTTTGGATGAAGCCATGCGTGACCTGATTGTCTCAATCATAGAATTGTTTGCGTTGTCGTCTTTTGTCACAGGAATTGTGATGTGGTCCGAGTGGTTTGCCAAATAAAGGAGAAGTAAAATGGGTGCAGAATCTTTTACGACGCGTCCTTATCCAACTAAAACCGCAGCCGAAGCGTTTCATCAAGCAGTTGAAGAAGCGCAATGGGACCATGGTCACAGCGGCTATACTGGAACCATCGCCGAAAAACACAGTTACGTCATGATGCCGTTGCTTGAAGGCAAAGACGTTGATCAAAGCATAAATCAATATTTTGACGAAGATCATCATCAGATCGCAGACAAATGGGGACCAGCCGGGTGCATTGTAAATGCAGAAGGCCAGTTCATATTTTTTGGTTGGGCAAGTTGTTAGAATCTCGTCGGCCTTCGTGCGCCCCTCCTTCGGGTGAGGGCGCACTCAGTCTTCCTCGTCAACCAATGAAGGGAAAAGCTATGCCAACAATGACATATCGCGACGACAAGAATTACTTCCTGATCGAAGTCGGCTGGCATCACAAATTTATTGTGCCGATGGACATGGCAAAAGAAGTCGATCAGATTTTTTCACCCGGCAGCTGCTTCAAAGAAGAATACAAAAACAAAATGGGGTATTGCTTGACGCGATCAGACGAAACGCCGACCATCAAAGTGATGACCGGCAAACAGATCAACAATTCGATTGCAAATGGTCTGATGCCTGACGACGACGGGATCGAGCCGCTCAAGGAAGCGGCCGAGTAACCATCACGCACACGCCTATGATCTCCAGCTCCGCGAGGGGCTGGGGATTGTGCGCTCCCGTTGATTGAGGCATCAGCCAAGGCGGAGCGAACTTGCCAATGAACCCAGTCCCATTTGCATGGGCCACCACGATTTTTCCAATTGTCGGTGGGACTTGGTTGATTGGTTCACAGAAAACCACGTCGCCCTCCATAATTCCCGCGCCGTTCATAGCGTCTGTGGTGATCTTCACGGCGAACGCTTCGTCAGATAGTTCGACCGGCGCAATAATGGTTTTATCAGGGTTTGTTTCCATCAACCTGTCCAAGCTTCTAAGCGGCACACGTTCAGCTATCACGCGCTGATACGCTCCTAAATTTGGTTGACTTCCTGCCGCCCTAGACAATTTGGCTAAGGTTGCGCTTGTTGGAATGATTTCCGACGTAGGCGAAAGCACCCGTGAGATGTTGGTTGGACTGGTGCCAGCGCGTTTGGCCCATTCCGATGCAGTCCAGTTCTTGTCTTCAAGAACCTGTCTCATCCACACGCGAACGGCGTTCCGCGTGAGCTTGTCTTGCAGCTGCATGGCTGTATTTCCTGTAGGGCTTGCCCCCTTTCAACTGCTAACATGCAGCGTTTGTCGTTTCAAGCTGCAACGATGCAACTAAACGTAAATAAATGCAACTAGGAATCACATGAACACTTAAAGTTTTTCACAGATAAAATGCACCGTTGCAGCTACCGCTTGACACTCCTGCAAACATGCAGCAATCTTTCCAGATGCTTACCTATTTCCACGTTCTGGAACTGATTGCCGACCGGCAAAGCGCCGACCTAAAGGCTGCGTTCACCGCCGCAGGTCTTCCCACGTCCACATACTATCGGGCAAAAAATGGAACAGACCTGCATTATGATACCGCCAGTCGGGTCTGGCGACTGCTCACGGGAGAAGAGACCCTACCTGAAGGGTTTCACCTTGCGGGCGATCCCAAGGCCGCTGTCGATGTCAACGACGCGGCTTGAGCAAGAATTCTACGGCGAACTGATCCGACAATTGGTCGAGGCTCGCAAGACGCAGAGCATCAGCCAAGAAGAATTGTCCGCCCGCATCGGCGTGTCAGACAACATGGTCGCCAAATGGGAGGCCGGACTGCGGCTCCCAACTTCCTATTACCTCATGTGCTGGGCTCAATCCTTGCGCCTCACCATCAAGGTGATCAATGGGTAAGCCACAGATCCGCGTCTCAACCAAAGAAGCCAGAGCTGTCCTGCGCGGCGGGACGCCGGGGCGTCGCGGCAAATACAACGCCAAAGGCGAATACATCGACGGCCATTGGTTCGCCAGTCAGGCCGAAGCGCTGCGCTATCAACAGCTCATCCGCCTGTCGCAAGACGGACAGATCGAACGCATCGAACTGCAGCCATCCTTTCCTTTGTCGATCAACAATCGGCACATCGCCACCTACAGAGCTGACTTCCGATACGCCGTGTTGGACGACACAGGCAGGATTTCAAAAGTCGTGATCGAAGACGTCAAAGGCATGGTGACTGACGTCTACATGATGAAAAAGAAATTGGTCGAAGCGCTCTACACAATCGAAATCAACGAGATTCCTTCCAAGACAATTGGACAATGGGAGGGCCGAACCCCCTAGAGGATTGGTCATGGCGAAACTTGAACCAGCCTTGCGTCAAAAAGTGTCCGAGTTAAATCAGATGCAAATGAATGAGCTGGAAAAGTTTTCCAACATGCTTCGACAGCGCATCACCACCATACTGACAGACGTCGATAGCCAGCTTGAGAATGTTTTTCTATTGGAAGACGTTGATCTGGAAATCAAAATAGAAATCCAACGCAGACAACAAAGATAGTCGGCCCCGGCTGCGCGCCGCCCCGCCCTGTGTGAGGGCGGTGCTCGCCGGAACCTCCTATTGGAGAACCCCATGAGTTTTCAAGCAATGGCTTGGGCCGTCAAGCAAAGGACAGGCGACCCGCTCGCCAAACTTCTGCTGCTGGTCCTCGCCAATTACGCCAATGAGCGCAACGAAAGCTGGCCGTCGATGCTGCGGCTTGCCGACGACACTCAGATGAGCAAGCGGTCAGTCGTCAACAAGCTGGCCGAACTGGAAGAGTCAGGGCTGCTGACCAAACGAACTGAACTGACCCCGATGGGGTCGATTTCCCACAACGTTTATCGCCTTCAGCTGGGTAGTGCACCAGATGCACTACCGGTGCACGACGTGCACGAGGGTAGTGCACCACATGCACCTAATACTATCAATGAACCTATTATACCCTCTACTCCTCGCGCTCGCTTGACGACGCTGCCTGAAGACTGGGAGCCGAACGCGGCTCTGTATGGATGGGCAGTCCAAGCGTTCCCAAATTTGGATGTGAACAATGAAGTCTCTCGGTTCCGTGATTACTGGCTCGGCAATGGAAAGCCTCACGCCAACTGGGACGCCACCTTCCGCAACTGGTGTCGTCGCGCCATCACCTATCAAAAATCCTCCGTTGTCTCCTATGCTCGTGCCGAGCGCACTTCAGACAATGATCGACGAATCGACGAATACCTACGCCTCCGTAATCATTCGGAACAGGGGTCGGAACCTAAGCTTATCGGAAAGAGCTGAGGCTAAAATCCAAATGGGCAATTGCCTCGCCGCCATCGAAGACAACATGCACCCGCCGTCGCCCGACGAAATCGCCAAGGCGTTGAAAGCCATGGCGCAAATGTTCAACGTGCCAGTGCCCGAGCCGACCGGCCTCGCTCTCTACGAGCTGGCCCTGTCGGACCTGTCAGCGCCCGCGTTCAAGCAAGGCTGCCGCGCGATCCTCAAAGTCCACAAGTGGCCGCGCTTGCCTTATCCCGCAGAGATCATCGAGCAAGCCCAGTCCCATCAGACCATGATGAAGATCTTTCGCGACCGCTTTCAGCTTGCGCTTTCCTATGTGCAATAGTCTGCAAAGATGCAGCTTGTTGTTGCGTGTGCTGCAAATTTGCAGTAGTGTCTAATCCCCAATCCCAACGGAGACCCCCAATGAACCTCATCAACAAGCCCATCACCGACCGTCGAAGCGGGCTTGGCGGGACGGACGCCAAGAAGATTGTCGAAGGCGACTGGCTCAGCGTCTACAACGAGAAGCTTGGCATCACCCAGCCGCCGGACCTCAGCGACATCTTCCCCGTCCAGCTTGGCTCATGGACTGAACCGCTGCACCGCGAATGGTTCGCCAAGCGCAGCGGCAAGAAGCTCATCCACGACTCGCTCGAAGTGGCGATGGCGCGCGTCCACCCACAACACAGCTTCATGTTCGGGCACATCGACGCTTGGGTTTCCGAAGACAAAACGTTTTTGGAAATGAAGCACACCAACGCGCATTCGAGCTTCCGCGAGAAGGCGGAATACTACATGCCTCAGATGGCCCATTACGCCGCCATCTGCGGCGTGAACAAATGCTGGTTCTCCATGATCCCCGGCAACGGCGAGCCGATCTGGGGCGAGATCGAGCTGACCACCGACTACATCGACGCTTTGATCGAAGCGGAGAAAGCGTTTTGGTGGCACGTCGTGGAGGAAATTCCGCCCATGGCAGCGCCCACTGGCGTCGTCGCCTCGATTGAAAAGCTTGGCAAAGCCAACATGATCGACGGGCTGCGCGCCTACGACTTCACCAACAAGAACGAATTCAATTCGCTGGCGACCGATTGGCTCGCCAACAAAGCGGCGGCTGCGTCCTTCGACAAGGCCGTCAAGGAATTGAAGACTCATGTGCCCGCAGACGCAGCGGAAGTTCTCGGCGTCAACATCATTATCAAGCGTGACAAAGCTGGCCGTCTCTCAATTAAGGAACGTGACTAATGGCAAATCCCGGAACAATGCTCGCTAGTTTTTTTGACTCCTACAAACTTGCTCGCACAAATGACCCAGAGACGAGCAAGGAGGCGGCGGAAAAGATTGTGCCTAAGATCGGCAAGCTACAAATTGCCGTGTTAAAGTTTGCTGAAGGCCGTCAGATTGCCGGTTTCATTGACCTTGAATTGAACATTTTCTTTGGATCGACAGGCTCGACCTATCGGACAAGAAGGGCAGAGCTAACGGATTTAGGTTTGATTGTTGCCACAGGAATGTTCCGAGTTGTGAATGGAAAGCGGCACACAATCTGGGTCCACAAGGATTATCAAACATGAGCTACAACGAGCTGCTGCAAATGGCGGAGGACTTGGCTTTTGCCATTTTAGAATACGGCGACGACACTCAACGCAGAGACTTCGCCCCCATCTATCATCTCGCCAGCATGTCGATGACCAAGATCTCCTTGGCGACGGCGATGATGTTACCCGAAGAAGAAGAGGTGATCCAATGAACATCCATCAAAGACTTGCCGCAGTCATGCGCGACGTGACCTACATTCAAAAAGAAAAGAAGCAGGGGATGCGCTACAGCATCGTCAGCCACGACGCGGTCACGGCCAAAGTCAGGCCAGCATTGTTGGCGCAAGGCGTCGTTTATTACCCGCACAGCATGGACATGCGCCAGCAAGGCAATCGCACCGAGTGCACAATGACCGTGCGCTTCGTCAACATTGACGAGCCGACCGACTTCATCGAAGTGGCGTCGGCTGGCTACGGCATCGATGACCAAGACAAGGGGCCGGGCAAGGCCATCAGCTACGCCGTCAAATACGCGCTGCTGAAAGCCTTGGGCCTCGAAAGCGGCGACGACCCTGACGAAGATCAGGAAGTGGTGCATGAATCCACCATCGTCGCGGCGCTCAAGACCACTATCCAGATGGCCGTCAACCCGCAAGAGCTGGACGACGAAGTCGCGCCGCAGATTAAGCAGCACGCTGCTGCCATGAGTCCTGCACAGATGCAGATATTGCGTTCACAGTTTGCACAAAAGAAAGCCCAGTTGGCAAAGCTCATCCAGAAAAACGAGATGCAATGATGGCAACATACCGCACCACAGCCTTTGAAAATATGCCGCCGCAGCAGTCCATCACTGTTTGCGGAACCGGACAAACAGCGCGCGACATCATTCGTCAAACGCTGCGTCGCAAACCAGATGCTCGTTACATTTTTCAAAAAGATGGACGCAACATCATTATCATCAGGGTGTCATAATGTCCTTCGCGCAAATAACACTGGTCGGCAACATCGGGCAAATGCCTGAGTTCAAAGCCGTCGGCGGCAAGCAAGTCTGCAACTTCTCCGTCGCCGTCAACCGCAAGGTCAAGGATGAGAAGGTCACGACTTGGTATACCGTGATTTGCTGGGATGACCGCAAGAACGAGATCGTCAAGAACTACGTTCGCAAAGGCAATCAAATCATGATTGTCGGACAGCTTCAGCCTCGTCCTTACAAAGACAAGAACGGCGACGCGCGCATTGCGCTTGACGTGGATATTTCTTTTGGCGGTCATCTGGTCCTGCTCAACAGCAGCGAACGCGACGACGAGCCAAAGCCTGAACCGGCACGAGCTAAGAAGCAGCAAGTGCAAGAAGAAGAAATGGATGACAGCATTCCATTTTGAATGAGGCCTCACCCCTCATTCAATTAGGGGGGGACGCTTTCGGTATGGTGTCCCCTCCGCCTATCTCCAACTCAACCCCACGAGGACTATCATGAACTTCATCTCATCAACCGCTCGATTTGACTCAGCTCGCGCTCTTAGCGAAGACGAGCTGCACCGCATGGCTCCGTCCATCTTCGCCGTCGAGAAGCACGACAGCCGCAGCGAACGCTTCAAGCCCATCCCCACCATTGAAATCCTTCGCGCTCTGACCAAAGAAGGGTTCATGCCGGTTGGCGTCAAGCAGTCCAACACGCGCGACGCCAGCCGCCGCGAGTTCACCAAGCATTTGATCCGGCTGCGCCGCATCGAAGAAGATCAGAATTACAGGGTCGGCGACACAGTCTGCGAGATCCTGTTGAAGAACGCCAACGATGGCACCTCCGCATACGAGCTGATGGCTGGCCTGTTCCGCATCTGCTGTCTTAATTCGCTCGTTGCACAGGTCGGCACGGTGGAGTCAACCAAGGTCAAACATTCTGGACAAGTCCAGCATAAGGTGATCGAGGGGACATACACCGTGCTGACCGAAGCTCGCAACGCTTTGGCCGCGCCGGACCAATGGAGCGGGATTCACCTCGACGTGGAGGAGCGCTACGCCTTGGCCGAAGCAGCGAAGATCATCCGCTTTGGGGAGGACGCACCCAGCAATATTAAACCTGCTGATCTGCTCGTGCCTCGTCGGGCCGACGACATGAAGGAAGACCTTTGGACGGTCTTCAATCGTGTGCAGGAAAACGTCATTCGTGGTGGCCTGTCCTATCGCACCACTAATCCAGACACCAATCAGGTTCGCTGGCATCGCACCCGTCAAATCAACGGCATTGATCAGGACGTTAAACTCAACCGCGCGCTGTGGCATCTGTCGCACCGCATGGCTGAACTGAAAGGCGTGACGCTCGGGGCCGCATGAATCGTAAGCGACTAGAGCCTTATGTATCTGCAATCCACGACGTTGGCTGCAACGTCCTGAAGATTGAAGACACTAAGAAACATATCCGGGTGCATGTTTCACATGAAACGCGCACTCGGTTCTTTGTCATACCAGCGTCCTGCTCAGACCGCAGGGGCGTCCTCAATTTTAAAAGAGACGTGCGACGCTGGACCCAAGAAGGAAACTTACAATGAATCATAAAGAGCTATTGAACGAATCCGTCAGCATGTTGCGTGATCGCGGCAATGACTACGGCGACGAAAACGAATTGTTTGAACGCACCTGCATCATCTTCAATTTGATGACCGGCATCGACTTCACGCCGTGGCATGGGGCCATGTGGATGGCGGCCCTCAAGATGGCGCGCATCAAGCCGAACCATCAAAAGCTCGACAACTATGTGGACGGCATCAACTACATGGCGTTCGCCGGACAGTTCGCCGAAGCCAAAAGCGACGTGATCCGGCCGATGGTTCCCGGCCCGCAGCTGAAGGCCGAAGAAGAAGTCGATGAAGGCATGAAGCGGATGGTCGAGCTTCTGTCGAACCGCAACCAGCAAATCGACAACCCAGAGGCATGACACCGCTGGCGCGCATCCGAGCCGAGCAAGCAGCAGCCTTGCTCGGTTTGACAACCCGAACAGTCCAGCACCTCGCCCTTCGGGGCGAGTTGCCGGGCGCTGCGAAGATAGGCCATACTTGGACCTTCGACCCAGCCAAGCTGCGACAGTTCATCGAGATGAAAGAGCGTGAGACATGGCTAAACAGAAAGACGCGCACATCTACCAGAGGGGGCAGGGCGGGATCTGGTGGGTCCGCTTCACTCTTGGCGGGCACGAAATTAGAGAAAGCCTACGCACACGCAATCGACAAGTTGCGCAGCGCGCGGCGAACGAGCTGAAGGAGGCGGCGCAAAGCCGGTTCCATAGAGGCGAGACGACCAAAAGCTGGCACGACGTCATCATCGCTTGGTCCGGCGACGACCAAGCCGACGGCCTGTCCGACGCCAGCCGTCGCAGATACGCCTGTTCCTTCGCCCAACTTCAGGTGGATTTCGGGCACATGCTGATTCACGAGATCAGCAAGAAGGAGATCAACGACTACGTTCTGCGGCGCAAGAAGCTGGTCTCCATAGCCACGGTCAAGCGAGACCTCGTCGCCTTGTCGCAAATCCTCGGCTACGCCGACGATCAGAACTGGCGGGAGGGAAACCCAGCCCGCGACAAAATGACCCGCATGAAAGAGCGGCGCGACCCCATCGTGCTGCCGCCGCCCGAAGACATTGAGGCCGTGCTGGCCTCCTGCTCCCCGTCCATGGCGCTTCTGGCTAGAGCCGCGCTGTTGACCGGCGCGCGGCAGAAGGAGCTGTGCCATTCGATCTGGAGCCATCTGAGGGACAAGGATCTGACGCTGATCGGCAAGAGGAATAAACGAAGGGTAATCCAGCTGACGCCGGAAGCCCTTGCTTTATTCCAGTCTTGCCCCCGCCACGCCACATCGACGGTGGTCTTTCACCACGACGGAGAGGCTTGGGTGAACCCCTCGTCCTACTTCGCTTCGGTGGTGGCGCGCGTCCAAAAGTCGGCACAGAAAGCCGGGCAGCCTTTCACGCGTTTCAGGTTCCATGATTTGCGGCACGTTTATGCCGTCCGCTTCTTGCAAAATAGCGGGAATATCTACACTTTGCAAAAAGAACTAGGGCACACCTCCGTCAAAACAACCGAGATGTATCTGGAATATCTGACACCTGAGCAGGTCTTGAGCGCCAAAGCAGAGTCGGCACAAAAGTCGGCACAAGAGCAACGGTCTTCAGGTTGAGGCTGGTTCAAAAACCCTAGGGTTTCTGGCGGAGACGGTGGGATTCGAACCCACGATAGGGTTTCCCCTATGACGATTTAGCAATCCACAACTCTACAGTGGGTTGCCTAACTGCAAAGCCAATTTTCTTCAGCAAATCAAAGGCTTTGAAGCTAGTGGCTAAATGACAAAAACCGCATTTGCCGTGAACAAATGCGGTCTTTCTGGTCACAAAAGTCGGCACACTTTGTTCACGGCTTGTCTGCACACCAAGCGTCACGACGAGCGTTGTTCACCTTGATCTCGGTAATGGTCTGGTCCGTGTCTTTCTTTGACCAGCTTATGTCTTTCCAAACAGAACACGCCGAAGCGTTAGTCCCTTTGGTTCCGGTCAGGGTCGCGCAGCCGCTCACCATCAACCCGCACAGAATCACCAGCCCGTATTGCATCGCTTGTCCTCTTGAGTGCGTCGGCCATAGCTGCGGCTTCTAGCTCAGCTACAGCATCCGACTTAATCTTGACATAAGCTCCAATGATCACGGCGAACACAAGCCCACCAATCAAAAGGTAACGGCCCATAGGAGTGAAGAGCAGGCTAAACACCGTATTCCTCCATGTGCTTTTTCCGCCAATACCAAATAGCTCCGCCAATGCCGACAATTGCAGCCATCATTAAGAACTGCGGATTTGAGACAAGACCCATGATCGTGCCAAACAAATCGTTTGCCTCTTGGACCTGCGCCGTTACTTCTTTTGCCGCGCCAACAGAACCGAGCAGACCAACCGCAGCAGCGCCTGCGCCTTGCTTGCTTTCGACAATGGTCTTCTCCTGTTTCTGCACAGGCACCATCTCGCTCTCGTAGTTGTCGGCCCACATTTTCTTGGCAACGGCAAGGCAAGTGCGCCGGTCGGCAATGCCATTGGTGCCGCCGTTAATCTTTTTGGTCACTGCAACCACGTCGTCTTTATCAGCGCACGCATTGATCTTGCGGCTCTTCCAATACTCGCATGCAATGCGCAGCGAAATTTCAGAATCAGCTGCCTTCTCAGGGTCAGTGACCAGATCAATGCCAAGGATGTCGCCATACTTTTTGTAGTTAGCACGACCCGTAAGTTGAAAGATGCCACGACCAGCGTAACGCTTGCCGTCGCCCGGCTCGGTGTTGCCAAGATCCTTGCGCCCTTCATAGCGTTTCTGCGCGTCTGTCGGCCCCCAGATCTCACGCATGAACTTGAAGCCGCCAGTCTCATGCGCAGCCTGCGCCCAGAAGTGAGCTTCCCGCAGCGCCGTGTTGATCTCGTACTCGGCCAGCACAGCAGGGGCCACAATGGAGAACTGCTTCAGCAGATCCTTCTTGGCTCGGGGGGCAAGTGCGCAGAGGTCTTCGTATAGAGATGTCGACATTGTATTCCCTTATTGTGATGTGCCAGCCGAAATACAGACGCCTCTAATCTTTAGGTTGTAGGCGTATGATCTCTCATGTGCTTCGCGTGTTTTCTGAAATCCGTGAATGCATTCTTGCTCAGAACTGTAGACCATCATGGGCGCGTAATGGAGGATCTTCAGCGACTGAACATCAACCAACCAAGTGATGAGTAGGAACTTGATAGTGATGATGGGGTCCATTTATCGCGCCTTCTCCAAGAGGGTGATGCGTTTATCTAGATCCCCCATCCCTTTCATCATGTCGAACCTGATTGAAGCGCGAGCCGCAGCCGCGTCAGCGGCCATATCCAAGCGGCTCTTATCGACCAATGACATCGAACGCTCACGATCAAGCGTCATGGCCGCGCGAGCCAAAGCAGCATCGCGCTCAACCTTGTCGATCTTGTCGTTCAACTGCTCGCGGATCTGCGCCATATCAATCGTCGTTCCTTGGGGCGGGATCGCTTTATTGTCAGCGTTAACCACTACGGCAATCTTGGATTTGATCTGGATGATTTCATTGTTGGCGCTAGACAAAGCGTTCATGAGATACACAACGCATGAGAACAAAATAGGAATACCAGCAAATGTGATCTTCTCTACCAATGCGCCCTTGCTAGCTGATGCAGCCATCTCAAGGGCAATCTTCTCTTGCTTCTCTTCTGTTGTGCTCATCAAGTGTTACTCCTTAATGCGGGAGCTTCAGAGCTATTGCACCGAGCGTCGCAATAATAAAGGCGCATGACGCCATAAGAATGTGCTCAATCCTTTTTAGGCGCGCGTTGATTGCTTCATAGCGAATCATGCAGACAGCTTCGTGCGAATTCAACCGCGCTTCAGTTTCGCTAATGTTTGCCATTGCCGCCGCCATATCAAGACAAGTTTGTAAGTTTGTAAAATGATTTGAGATAGACGCCGGTCAGCTCGTCAACGATATTCTCAAGCGAGCCAAGGTTCTTGGCAATCTTAGAACGATTGGCGTCAATCCATTGAGCTTCCGCTCCAATGTGAGCCACAATGTCCTTTGGCACGATGCCCATTGGCGCATTAAGATCAATCAAGCCAAACGCGCCTTGATAGGTTTCAACCAGATTGTCCAAGGCATCAAGGATCTCAGTGTAAAATTCGTCAAGCGCAATGTGCTGCGCATAGCTTTTGGTTTTCCAATGAGCCATGTGAGCGGCGTTGCGGGTGGCAAGAACTTTGGGGACCAGTTGCTCAATCATCAATTCATTCCCTTATAGATGTTTACTCAACAGGCGTGATTGGTTTTGTCGGGATTGGCTGACAAGTCGAACCGTCGTAATAAAACTGATCTGCAATGACATTGTTAGCGCATTCAACCCAGAATAGGGGCAATGCAATCTCAAATGATTGATCAGCTATTTCAGCAACGCGGTTGCCCAAGCAATTGCCAGAATAGTTGTATACATTTTCAAGTGGGGAAATGAGAGCTTGTTTCATCTTAATACTCCACGATCACGACACCAGCAGCGCCAGCAGCTCCAGTAACCATGCCACTTCCGTTAGCCGCACCTCCACCGCCACCACCGTATCCACCGCCAACGGAAGGAGACAAATTGAAATCTCCTTGCACACCGCCCAAGCCGCCGCCGCCTAAAATAGAGCAACCGCCGTGACCGCCATAAACATTGTAAGCTCCAGCACCAGCGCCAGTATCGCCGCCTGTATATTTGCCAGCTTCACCTGTCATGTTTATATCGCCAGATGAACCCGCTCCTCCAGTTGAGACAGGTGTAGCGCCATTGCCAAAATAAAATCCACCTTGCCCACCCGTCGCGGAGCAATATGCACCAAACGAAGATGTTCCGCCTGACGTTGCTCTGGAAAGTCCACTAGAACCAGCACCACCAGACCCAACGGTTACTGCAACAGTGCCGCTGGGAGTAAGGCCAGAAACAATTTTTTGAGAAGCGCCACCGCCGCCGCCTCCGTTGCCGCCGGGGCGGCTATTTGCAGCGCCATATCCACCGCCGCCACCACCGCCAACAACTGTGACCTTTACTTTTGTGATGCCAGCAGGAACAGTAAACGTGCCAGTGCTTGTAAACACTTGCATGTTAGAAAAACCGCTAGCCGCAGCTGCGGCACTAACCCAAGCTGTGCCATTGCTAGTCAGCACATTGCCAGATGTGCCGGGAGTATCCAACAGAGTGAGAGGAACTTTTGTGAGAGCCATTATTTAGCCTCCAGTGCAGCCACGCGGGCTTTAAGTTCTGAGATTTGTGTTTGCTGTTCTTGCATGGCGGCGACAAGGTGGACCACGATCTTGCTGTAGTCCACGCCTTGCGGCTTGATGTTACCTTCTTCATCAACCGCATCCTTTTCGCCTGTAACAGCAAACGGAATGACAGCTTGAAGTTCGTGGGCAATAAAGCCTTCGCCATCGCTGTTGTCTGCGTTCCACTTGTAAGTAACTGGTTTTAAAGCAGAGACAGTTGCAAGCCCAGATACCATCGGAGCAATAGAGTTCTTCAGACGGTAATCAGATGATGTCACATATGATGTTGCTGAGTTACTTGTTTGAATAGAGCCAACCTGCGTACCATTTTTATTAAATGTTGTAGCTTGGGTTGTCCCCGTTGCTGATGAGTCAATGAAACCAATCCCAACAGAAGTTAGTCCTGCGTATCCAAGCGCAATGCGGCCAGCAGCAGTTGTCGTCCCCACCAGAAAATTGCTGCTGCTGTCAATGCGGGCGCGTTCTGCAACCGTGCCTGAAACGCGGGTATTGAACGTCAGCTGAGAAGCAGTTCCAGTGCCGTCAGAGCGGTCAAAATCAATGAAACCAAGTTGATAGGCTGCACCGGCATTTGTTGCAGAATAGCAGTCAATGCGGCAACGGTCGCCAGCGCCGGAGCCGCTAGTGTTGGAACTCATCGTTATGGTTAGCGGCGTGCCAGAACTTGCCGTTGCCACGTTCAACCTACTTGCGGGCGAACTCGCCCCGATCCCCACGTTGCCGGAAGAATCAATAGACAAACGATCTGCAGCAGCAGTGCCATCGCGAATAGCAAAAATTGTGTCTGCCACGCCAACCGCAAATGGACAAATATCCCAAATACGCCCGCCAGAAGCGGTGTTAATTAAACGAATGTTAGAGTTGCCAATGCTGTTACCAGACACGACAACCTTTGCAGATGACGGTGTGTCTGTGCCAATGCCAATCATTCCGCTGTTATCCCAATATGGGCGTCCAGAAGAAAGTTTTGCTGGCGTGACAGTGCCATCGCTGGGCGATCCAATAGGAAGCGGCGTTCCGTAATTGACTTCAATGTTGCTTGTGCCGGTAGGCGGCGCAGTTGAAAACGTTAGCGTGGTTCCGCTAACGGAATAGGTTGCATGATCTTGATGCACGCCGCCAATAAAAATGTTGGTGTTGTTTTTGCTGCCGGGGTCAGCAGCAAGCGTAAATGCAGTCGTGCTGCCATTCCCGCTAAACACATCCACATTCATGTTGGTCGCGCCAAGACCTGATTGCGACGCAAACCAAGTGTTCGTCTCAAAGTCAGCGACAAAAATCACTTGAGAATATTGCGACCCAATTTGAGAAGTTGTTGCGCCGTTGATCGTATCGCTGCCAGAACGATTAACGTTGACCACGTTTGCATCGCTTGTCCATTTGACAATTGAAATCTTAAACCCATCAGAAGTTGATGAGATTGAAGGAAGCGTAAACGTTATTGCGCCGCTGCCGGTATTGGCGCGGAACAATGTTCCTTGGTCAGCCGCAACAATTGTGTAGTTGGTAGTTTTGTCTAACACCTGACGATAGAGTCCAGATGCAGACGAGGCCGCAGCAGAAGCAGCAGAAGCCGAAGCAGCCGTCGCGCTTGAAGCTGCATTAGTTGCGCTTGTTGAAGCAGCAGAAGCCGAGCTTGAAGCAG